CCATAGTATCCCGCTTCTCCTTAGTGAATAAGGAGCTGTTGGGGGCGTTACAAGGACTTATGACAGTAATACCGAGAAAAGACGATATAAAGCAAAACCATAAAAACTTTATTAAGGGCGTTGAATATGTGAGAAATATAATAGAAAGAGAAATCAAACAAGCCATATCAAACATAGAGAAGGATGGGTAGATGACAGCACTAATATACGCATATCTAGTTATTTGGGCTGCTATATGTCCTGTTTGTAGGCAAGAAATCACCATAGAGGAAAAGCATATAGAAGAAGTTTATAAAGATGCACGAAATTTAGTAGAATGCCCTAACTGTCATTGTGCGGTATGGGCAAAAGTAAGGCATTGTGGAAAGATATAAACCAAACTGGATATGGAGTGGTAATAGAGATAGCGAGGATTTTCTGCCATTTTATTTTCGTAAATGGTTATATATGTTTTGGTTACAGGGAAAGATATGGGGGCCAAGCCAATGAAACCCAAGGCAGAAAAGGAGAAGCCATGAAGATAGTGCCAGAGGAGAAGAAGCTACCAGAATTATATGCACCGAATAATCCTATTATCAGAGAAATTATGGGTCACAACGCCTGCCGCACCGAAGTCTTGAACAACCTAAAGAGTAAGGAGATGGTGGATAAAATAAAAGAGTGTATAAAAAACAACATAGGCTGTGAAGATGATTACTATGATTTTGACAATGGTGGGTTAACTGACCTTAATGAAGCCGCCCTCGCAATCCAGAAAGCATTGATACAATGAAAATATTAAACTTATATGCTGGTATAGGCGGCAACCGTAAACTCTGGGGGGATGACCACGACATCACCGCCGTAGAACTCAACCCTAAGATAGCCAAGATATATCAGGACTTCTTCCCTAAAGACAAAATGATAGTGGGCGATGCGCACCAATATCTCTTGGAACACTTTGAGGAATATGATTTTATATGGAGTAGTCCGCCTTGTCCGACACATAGCCGTGCTAGGTTTTGGGGATATAAGAACACACAACCCATTTATCCCGATATGACCTTGTATCAAGAGATTTTGTTATTAAAACATCATCATAACGGAAAATGGGTAGTAGAAAATACGAAGCCCTATTATATTCCACTTATTCCAGCGAAGGAATTAAATAGACATTTATTTTGGAGCAATTTTTATATAACAAGCAAGGCAACCCATGATGGAGATGTTCGTTCTGGCACAAACAAACACTTTGAGAAATTATTTGGATATGACTTATCCCCCTATGACAATTTTTCAACAGAGAAATACAAAGGAAGTAGGGCGAAATTAGAAATATTAAGAAATTGTGTAAATCCCGAACTCGGCTTACACATCCTAAACGAAAGCAAAAGAGATATACAGGGAGATTTATTTAAGCATTGATAGGAGGTAAGTGATGAGTAAGAAGAAGTCGTTGGTGGGGTGGACACATAAAAAATGGTTAGAGGATTTTCTTGGCGGTCATAAATTTATACAAATAGAATTTCCGGATATTTATACAAGAACAAAAGATGTGGGTGATTGGTGTCCTGATGAATTTTTAGCTGCTAAAAAAGTCAAGGTCACAATAGAGGAAGCAGGGAGGTAAGTATGAACACCGTAGACATAAGCAAAGACCGTTTAATAGAAATAGGCAAAAAACGCATAGCGTCAAAAAAAGGGGGTGATAAGGAAAAGGAGAAATCATTTATAAAGAGAATGATTCGGAAGTTTGGCCCGGGGAAGGGTTTCCTGACAGGCGCAACGCCCACGAAGTGTCTCGTGTGCGGGAAAAAGCTCAACATCAATAACCGTAACCAGGTTGTTAAATACTGTAATAAGAATTGTCGCCGGAAACGACATAACAAAAAGAAAGGAAAATAACATGCTAGGAAAATACGTAGCAAAAAACGATAAGGATCCGGACGGAAATCCGCACGGAGGAACAGTTGTAGGCTTAGGCATAAATATCGAATGGCAGAAGGGGCCTCTCGGAACGGGCATGGCGCGCAAGGAGCCTAATGGCGCATTCGTCGAAACCGTGATCGATGCCGCCCGGCAGAGGATCCAGTTCTACCAGGACAGCAAGTTCAAATGCCGAGAGAACGCGATAGCCATAACGAAGCTCGAGGAAGCCTTGATGTGGCTGAATAAGCGAACGGCTGGCCGGGACGCAAGGGGCGTTGAGGGGACGCACGAAAAATGAAAAAAAAGATACCCGTCTGCTTGGTGTGCAAAAGAAAATACATTGTTCACAAAAAGAAAAGCTACGGTTTTCATCAGAAAAAGAACGGTGTTATTGAACTTTGCAACTTTGCAGACGGTATCTTTAGACCAGGACAGATTGTTTCACAACCACTAACCATGGACAATGGAGTTACATCTATAACAGAGTATGCTCCAGTAATGTTGAAAGCCTGGAATAGCTTGAAAAAGAGGAATACGTGAAGAAAGTTATAAAATTAAGCATGCGCGACAAAAAACTGATGAAGCTCCCTACCATCAAACGTTACATTAGGCACGTGGAGCGTGAGATAAACAAGCCAGAGAACCTTGAGGAAATTGAAAGGAGGATGAACGACCTTGCTTTTTATGGCGTGAGTCCAGCGATGTCTTGTTTAGAAGAGCTCAAGGGCTATAATAAAGCCGCAGAAGGTCTGTCAGGTATTCTAACAACACCGCCGAGGAAATGGTTTAATTTAAGAAAAAGGAAAACAAAAAAAGGAGAAAAAAGACCATGAAAAAAGTAGTCGCATTGATTCTGATTCTGTTTCTATGTTTCGCGCTCCCGGCCATTGCGCAACCAAACCGGGCTAAGCAGTTACAAGCGTCGTATAATCAGCTTGTAGCCCAGGCAAAGGCTCAAGGGGAAGCGTTGGAAGGCCTTGAGACACGCACCGGGCAGGTGCTCGGCATGTATCAAGAGCGTGTTTTGGCGGACAAGGAAATCGATGCGTTGCGGAAAGAGATTGCGGCACTGAAGAAGGTGAAAGAGGAAACTCCGGGCGAGAAACCGAAGAATGAGTAAATTATATTACGAAGCATTGAGTAAAATTCCAAAACGTTTTATCGATGACAAAACCCGTTGTACGGAATGGAAGGAGGGTAAAACACTTATTATAGCCAATTCTAAATATGCACCTATGAAATTTGAAAATGGTAAATGGAAATTTATTAGGGGAAATATAATGACTGCAAGCGAGGTTATAGCTCGCAGGATGATGTAACAAAATAAAAGGAGAACTATGCGAACAATAATGCCCATAAGAAACTTTGTCGTGATGGAGCTGATCAACAGGGAAACCTGCAAGATCGTCTTGCCGGAGAACTACGACAAGCTGAAGATGATTTCTCGATTCGTGATTAAATTTATCGGCCCGAAATGCGTTGAGGCTAAAATAGGAGACGGCGTTGTAGTCGCGCCGGAGGCCATCGTGAAGTTTCAGCACAACGGCCAGGACTATTTTTTAACGCGCGAGGATAATATAGGGGCGGTGCTGAGAGAAGAAAAATAGGAATGAAAATAGCTCGTGTGTTTCCGCGTAGAACCACAATGACTCCTACCGATAAAGATGCCTATATAGGTCTGCCCACCTTGTTTATGCCTTATTATGACGAGGCTCATATTTCAGTGACTTTTACATGGGACATGAAGAGAGCCGAAGAACTAATGAAAGAATGGGCTCCTTATGCGAAACGCACTATGTTGGGTGGTCCTGCAATGAATAGTAAAGGCATGGAATTTGTTGCAGGAAAATATCTAAAAAATGGTATAACAATAACTTCTAGAGGTTGCCCAAACAACTGCCCTTTTTGTTTTGTGCCGAAACGCGAAGGCCAGATCCGAGAGCTGCCGATCGTGTCGGGCAATATTGTCCAGGACAACAACCTACTGGCTTGCTCGAAGTCGCACCTGCGGAAGGTTTTTGCCATGCTGCGAAAAGAGCGGCAGGTAGATTTCCCGGGAGGACTGGAAGCCGGCCGCATAACCGATGCGATCGTGGACGATTTGAGGACGTTGCGGATCCGCCAGCTATGGCTGGCCTATGATGTGCCGGAGCAAGAGAAGTCGCTCGTGAGGGCCGTCCAGAGGCTAAAAAAATACTTCAAGCGTGATAAACTACGATGTTATGTGCTTATTGGTTATAAGGGTGACACGATCGAGGCTGCTGAAGGGCGTTTAAGGCGCGCTTTTGAAATAGGAACCTTACCTTTTGCTATGAGATACCGGACGCCAGACTCAAAATGGCAAGGCACGTATTTATTCAAAGAACGCGCTTGGAATTTATTGGCGAGACAATGGACAAGACCTGCAATTATAAAATCAAGGATGAAATATGTCTCCTAAAATCGACCTGCGTAAATACATACGAAAAACCACGCTTACCAAAGGTGAATGGCATGTGCTAAAACGGGAATACCTGCGTATGGAAAAGAAAATAAATTTACTTCGCCATAAGCAGAGCCGTCTCGTCGTAAAATTGCAGTGCCATCAACCTCTCAATCAGAAACTTCCTTAAGCAAAACTTGACAGATCCTTCAAAAACCATATACTTTATTGTATATAACAATATTAACCCTAGGAGTTTTTCTGCCTATGAATATAAGACTCCAAAAGTATCGAGCAAATAGAATATCCGGCATGAATCAATACAATGCCGCACGCGCTGCTAAATATTCTGAAAGTTATTCTCGGGACCATGCGCATAAGCTAGAGAAATCGGTGAAAGTCGGTATATGCGACGCTCTTGAGCAAGTGGGGATCACCGACAAATACCAATCCGCAGAATTATTCAAACTCACCAAAGCTACAAAAGTTATTTCCTGTAATGTATTTATAGATAAAGACGGCGAGATGAAGCAAGCCGATGGGAAATCATTGGATTTTGTCGAAGTCCCTGACCCTACCGTGCGCCTCAATACATGGAAGCATATCGCAGATCTTAAATCACAGATAAGAGAAAAGCCTCTTATTGATAACTCGAAACATTTTACGCGTATCACTGTTGGTAAAATAGACCTCGACGAACGCATAGGAGTATTGCTAAAAAACAGATGCTCTGCTCAACTTTAAACAGACAAGAATCCTGTCAGATATACAAAGAAGCGCTTGAGGCTGCTGATCCGAAAGCTCTTCGCCGCCTATGTAAAGAGGACCTATTCTTTTTAATTTTAATCGCCTGCAAGCGTAACGATATAAACGATGAATGGCTGTATGCGCGATGCAGGGAAGTCGAACAAAACCCCGACGGCTATCTTGATTTATGGGCCAGGAAGCATTACAAAAGCACAATCATAACATTCGGCAAGACTATCCAGGATATTTTAAACAATGCCGAAATCACGACTGGCATATTCAGTCACACTCGGCCGATAGCGAAATCATTCCTTGTTCAGATCAAAAGAGAACTTGAAACCAACACTTTTCTGCAGGACCTCTTTCCTGAAATTCTGTATAAAAACCCTCAAAAAGAATCCCCTAAATGGTCACTTGATAATGGAATAATTGTCAAGCGTAAAGGCAACCCAAAGGAAAGCACGGTTGAGGCGTGGGGCCTTGTTGACGGCCAGCCAACATCAAAACATTTTAAGGTTTTGCTCTACGACGATGTTGTTACAAAAGAGTCTGTAAGCACGCCGGAAATGATTAAGAAAACCACAGAAGCCCTGGAGTTATCTTTTAACCTTGGCGCAGAGAATCATAAGAAGCGCATGATCGGCACCCGGTACCATGCCTACGATACGTACAAAGCTATCCAAGACAAAGGAACCGCAAAAGTAAGATTATATGCTGCGACAGAAGACGGCACAGCTACCGGCAAGCCGGTATTGCTTACCTCAAAGGCGCTGGCCGAAGAACTGAGAGATCAAGGATCTTATGTATTCAGTTGCCAGCAGTTGCAGAATCCGTTGGCTGATAGCGTCATGGGCTTTAAGCAAGACTGGCTGATGTCTTACGATAGCGCTAAAGATCATTCAAAGTGGAATAAATATATACTTGTCGACCCGGCTGGAGAAAAGAAGAAAAGCGATTATACGGTTATGGTTGTTATCGGTCTTGCCCCGGACCAAAATTACTATTTACTGGATGGTATAAGGGACAGGCTAAATCTCACAGGCAGGACTAAGAAACTGTTTGAGTTATATCGTAAATGGCATCCTAAAAATATTGGCTATGAGCAGTACGGCCTACAGTCTGACATTGAGCATATTAAATACGTACAAGAACAAGAGAATTTTAGATTCCTCATCACTCCCCTTGGCGGGCCTACACCTAAACTTGATCGCATAAGAAAACTGGTGCCGATATTTGAGCAACACAGATTCTACCTGCCTCACCAATTGTTGTTCATAAGCTCCGATGGAAAAGTCCACGATTATGTTGCTGAATTTAAAAAAGAGGAATATAGTACTTTTCCAGTGTTGGCACATGACGATATGTTTGATGCTACGGCGCGCATCACAGATCCTGACCTAATGACAGCATTTCCAAAGTATGAAAACGTAATAAGTAAACCTGAGTTTGCGAATGCCGGAGCAGTATATAGCCCTCTGAAAGGTGCAAATGTCGCCAAGAAATAGAGCCGAAACTGTAAAGACTACGGGAGTACTACGGGAGCACTCACTCAGAGTAGAGTAGAGTAGAGTAGAGATATATAGTAAACAGGCCCTGAAGGGCCAGCAAGCTGTGGATAACTCAAAGAAATGATTATAACAAAGAAAGATAAATCAGGAAAGGTGGTGGCATATGCCGACTTTCGCCTAATGAGCGAAACTGGTACGGAAGAGCCTCGAGGCCTCTACGCCTGGATAGATGAGGTGTGGATCTATAAGCCTCTCCGTACCAGGAACGTATTCAACACCATCCTTGAGGATTTTATATATACCTACAGCAAGAAATATCCGTGTGCCAAGTATATCTACTGGCAACGCAGGAAGTATAAAGACAGAATGTCGCTCTATGTAGTTGACAAAATCATAAGGAGGATCCATGGGAGGCAAACCAAAAAAAGAGGATATGAACGTTCCGCCACCGCCGTCACCAACGCCGATACCCACGCCGTCTGAAATAAGCCCGATGACGGCCGAGAGGAAGCGTGCTAGGACAGCAGCAATGCGTTTTGGATTGATGTCAACAATGAAGTCAGGACCAGGAGGCGTTACAGGAGCCGGACCGGATTTACTCGTACCAGCAGCCGGAGGCCGAAAGAAAACCTTGGGAGAATAGACCATGCCAATAACAGATAGCACTTTAAATACTCCAGTAAAAACACGGCAAGACCGCATGCCGTTTGAGAAGCGTATCAAATACCTTCAGAACGAGGCGCAGAAATGGTATCCAGCCTGGCAAGATTTAGCATTATACCTCAACCCGACACGCGGGCAATTCTTTAAGACCGTACCAAATAGCGGCCTGACCATAGATCATAAGACGGTCATAGACTCCCACGCGCGCCGGACCATACGCGATCTGGCCAGCGGAATGGTTTCAGGGCTGACAAGCCCAAGCAGACCGTGGTTCAAACTAGGATTGCCTGACAAAGACCTTGAGAAGTACAAACCAGTAAGAGAATACTTGGATGAGTGCGCTCTTCGCATGCACTCTGTACTCGCGGACAGCAATGCCTACGAAGCCCTACACACCAGCTATGAAGAGATTGCAACATTCGGAACTTCGGCAATGTTCATGATGGAGGACTTTAAAGACACGATACGAT